ATAGAAGAATTTGTCACAAGTTACGAGGAAAAGATTCATCGTAATATAGAAGCCGCTCAACACTTTGCGGAACAGTGGCCAATGTACCTTCTAAAGAAGTTTATGGCTAAAATCAATAAGTTTTTCAAACTAATCGGACTGGGTGCTCTATTCCAATGGTTTACCATGGATTTTTGCAAATTCTTGAAACTGGTCGGATTCCCAACCACCATATCTTTCGACTTCGATGTTTCGTTTTCAGGAATATCTGTCACTAAAAATCTCGAAAATAACTACGTGGATCCATATCCTGGAGTTACTGGAGAGCTCCCCGATCCAGCATAAATAATCAATAACTAGAACCCAACGAGTTCAAATGTCTCTTATCGCTAGAAAATTTTCTGATTTCGATTTAGATTTCGGACTTCATCCAGTTACGAAAGATGTTTCTAAGAAACTAAACGAGAATGCAATCGCCCAGTCGATCCGCAATCTTCTTCTAACTGCTCACTATGAACGTCCATTCAAACCAGATCTCGGATCAAATCTGAAGAAGTTTCTATTCGAACCTATCGATAACGTGACAACCTCTTTGATTCAGGATGCGATTTTCTTGACTCTAAAAAACTACGAGCCAAGAATCGAGATTCAAGAAGTCGTTGCTTCTCCGAATTATGAAGAGAATCGTTATGATATTACAATGTCATTCTTTATAAAGAATACAACCGAACCACTTACAATTACATTCTTCTTAGAAAGAGTACGCTAATGGCAAATTCTGACTCAAAACTCAAGGTCGCAGAACTTGACTTCGATATTATTAGAGATAATCTAAAGAACTATCTCAAATCACAGTCTGAGTTTAGTGATTACAACTTTGAGGGTTCGGGCATGGCTGTCCTGCTCGATCTATTGGCATACAATACTCACTACATGGGTTACTATTTGAATATGGTGGCCAATGAAATGTTTATTGATACTGCATTGGTTCGTCAGTCTGTCGTTTCACATGCCAAACTTCTAGGATATACTCCTCGCTCCAAGGTTGCCGCTAGAGCAGCGATCGATCTAACAATTACCCCAGTTCAAAACGACGCAAACAGTGCCGTTCTCATACCAAGATTTACTCGATTCATCTCAGAAACTAAAGATAGCACAAACTATATCTTTGTCACTCCATCAAGTCGAGTAGTCACGAAAAATACTACGACTGGATTATTTGTCGCAGAAAATTTAGAAATCAAAGAAGGCTTGCCAACTGGTTTCACGTTCACTTACGACGAACAGACAAATCCAAAACAATATTTTGAACTTCCTGATACGAATATTGATACATCAACACTTCAAGTCACAGTTCAGGTTTCTGCTGAGAATGCGAATCAAGAATCTTATATCGTCGCTCAAGATGCCACAGATGTTGATGCTGATGCTCGTGTATACTATATTGAAGAAAATAGAAACGGTAAATATCAGATCTACTTCGGTGATGGTATAATTGGTAAAAAACTAACAAACGGAAATATCGTCGTTGTTTCTTATCTTGTAACCAGCGGTTTGAATGCCAATGGTTTGAGAAACTTCAGATTACTTGATACGATTCTAAACAATACCACAGCAAATGTTACTCTTGTAAATGAATCGTCATCAGGAGCACAAGCAGAAACAATCGAAAATATTCGATTCACTGCGCCGAAGGCATATATTTCTCAAAATCGTGCAGTGACTAAGAACGATTATATCGCATTGATCAATCGCGATTATCCATACTTCCAAGCAGTGAACGTTTGGGGTGGTGAAGAAAATAATCCACCAGTTTATGGTAAGGTGTTTTTCTCAGCCAAACCACTAGGTGGATACGAAATCACTGCAGCCGAAATTGAAACAGTCAAGAAAGATATTATCAAACCATTTAGTGTTGTAACTGTTACACCAGAATATGTTCCAGCCGACTACAATTATGTCAATGTAAAGGCTGAGGTTTGGTACGATCCAACCAAGACTAATAAGACGCAAAACGAAGTTGATGCAGCAGTAGTCGCAGCAATTCGTAATTTTGCAAATCAAAATCTAAACAACTTCAATTCAATCTTTAGAGTGTCTCAAATTTCTCGTGCAATCGATGACTGTGATAATTCTATTGTGAGTAATGATGTATTCGTTTCTCTTGAGAAGCGTTTCTTTGCTGATAGCACACGCGCACTATCATATACTCTGAACTTCAATACTGAATTGTTGCAGGGAACTAACGCAAATCATATCAAAGTAACTCCATCATTCAAGTATTTTGATAATGCAGGAATTCTAAGAGATTGCTATATTGAAGAAGTGATTCAATCTTATACTGGAGTTGAAGACATTCAAGTCGTGTCTCCAGGCAACGAATACACCACAACACCGCAAGTTATAATTGAGGGCGATGGAAACGGTGCAACTGCTGAGGCAGTCATTGTCAATGGTCAAATTAGAAAGATTGTAATCACAGATTCTGGTGCGAATTATACATCAGCGAGCGCAAGAATTGTGGGCGGCGGTGGTGTGGGTGCAGAATTGAGAGTAAGTTTACAGGGTAGAAATGGTCGTTTGAAGATTTATTACTATGACGATATTTCTCCAGTAAAGAAAACAATCAATGATAATATTGGAACAATTGACTATCTAACAGGTCAAATCGCAATCAACAATTTCCTACCAGTTTCAGTTTCTGATCCATTTGGTACTATGGTTGTGCATGCTATTCCTTCGAAGAAAGTCTTTGGTTCTTCACAAAATAGAATTGTGACGATGGACCTAACTGATCCTGCAAGTATCGCAACAATCATCAATCCAGTAGTAGAATAATCTATGGCTGTTTCTGAAAAAACATTATCAGCTCTCATTGGGAATCAGTTACCTGATTTTATTAGAGCAGATCACCCTAAATTTCAACGTTTTGTTGAGTTGTATTATCAATGGTTAGAAACCAATAATCCTTCTGGAGTTTCTAACACTGCGGGTAACACTGTTTACCATGCAATGAACATTGACAAGTATCGTGATATTGATGAAACGCCAGACGAATTTATTCGCTACTTCAAACAAGAATTGCTTCCATACTTCCCAGAGCAAACTGCTCTCAGTACTGAGAAGATTCTAAAGAGCGCAAGAGAATACTACAGCAAGAAAGGCAGCGATGAATCACTCAAGTGGTTGTTCAGAGCATTATTTGCTGAAGATATCGAAGTTCTTTATCCAAAAGAAGAAATTCTCATCGCATCAGACGGTAAGTGGGCGAAACCAAAAGCATTTCGAATCACGGTCAGCGAAAGCAATAAGAGCGTTGATGTAAATCTACTAGAAAAACGTTTGATTGTTGGTACTGAATCTGGCGCAAGTTGCGTTGTTGAGTCAGCAAATAGAACTATCGATAAAACAAACGGAAAAGAGATCATTGAAATTTACGTCTCTAACGTAAAGCAATATTTCAATAACGGCGAACGTATTCGTATTGATTATGTCGATCAATATGGCGTCGCTCGCGTTTTCTTAGAAAGAATCATTGGAACGATCTCCAACATTCGAATTGATTCGAATATCAAAACAGACCCAACACAACGTCGTCGTGGTTTGTATTATAATATCGGCGATCCAGTTGTAGTGACTGGCGGTCTTGGTATCACAGGTGACGCTAACGATGCTGTGGCGATTGTTGGTAATGTTACTCTTGGTTCTATTGAATCAGTAACAACGCGCTTTCCAGGATACGGATATCGCCTCTACTCCAACACTGAGGTTATTGTTTATCGTGGCGTTGGTGATGATCCGCGCGCAAACCTATTCACTGATTTGCAGGTGACGGTTCTAAATCAGACAGATTCATCTTCAAACAGTCAAAGAGATTTCCTAATTCCGATTACATACGATCGTAGTGTTATCGATTATATGGCTGATACGGTGATCAGTGATGCAGATTATGATGCGTTCACTCAGAACAATCGTAATGTTATTTTGAATGTAACAGAAACAGATAAAGACGATTTCTATGCAAACGCTGAGCAAATTTGGGCAAATGGCACAAACTTCTTAGACGCTCGCTTTACTGGTAAGGTTGCAACGCCAAACAATGTTCTTTTCGGCGTTGGTGGTCCTTCTGCTAATACTGGCCAGATTCTAATTTATGATGTCAAACTTCAAGGTGTTGATAGTGTTGCAACCGCACTCACTGGATCTCAACTTCAAACTAAGAATACTGATAAGGTTTTCATCGTAAACTCGATTGTAAACGATTCAGTTCCTGCAAACTCACAAAGCCAGCTTGTTCAATGCTTTGACTATGTCACAGAAAACACTGGTGGTATCGCATTGATCTCTGTGATCAATGGCGGTGCAGGATTTAGACAATCACCAAGACTGGGTATTGAGTCTCACTATGACACTCAACTATCTTCTCTCTATAGTTATGAAGATGAGCAAGAACTAAAGAAAACTCACTGGCAAACATTTAGAGATCTCGGCTTGATTTCTCAAATTCGAATTGTTGATGGAGGCAGAGGATACGCGATTGGTGATACAATCTCGTTCAGCGGTCGTGGATATGGCGGCTCTGCTGTAGTTCAGTCTGTAGGTTCTGCTGGAAGAATCACATCAATAACAATTACTGATCGTGGTGAAGGATACGTCGCTAGACCAGAACTTCATGTAACAAGACAGTCACCAAGTTATACAACTCTTAGTGGCACAGCAAATATTCAAGTTGGAAGCAATCTAGTGATTGGTACTGGAACAACGTTTGCAGGAAGCAGTGCTGCGAATAATCGTCAATTGATTCGAATCAATAATGAAATTCATAAAGTTGTCAGCGTAATCAATAACACTCACCTATACGTCAATAGCGCATTCAAGACAACTGCAACAGGTGCTGTCATACAAAGACAAAATGGCGTTGAGCCAGTATTGATTGGATATTTGTTTGGCGATGGTGTTGAGAATATTGTGAACACCTCTGCTATCGGCAGAATCCGAGACTTGAGACTTATCTACAGAGGGTTTGATTACGTTGCAACTCCAAACGTCTCATTGAAGGTTTTGGATACAGTAATCAACCCAATCCCAGAAGCAAACGTTTTCACAGAAACTGAGTATGTCTATCAAGGCGCAAGCATTGCTGACTCTTCATTCAGAGCAAATGTCAAGTCTTACAATAAAGAAACAGGTGTTTTGAGACTTTATAACTACTCTGGTTCATTTAGCAATACAACAGACTTGATTAGCGCCAATGGTGTTTATTGTAATTCAAATCTTTCAATGAACGTTCCAGCACCTGAGCAATATCCTCCTCAGGTAATTGCAGATGGTCTACCAAATCCAATGCGTTATGGTAATGGATTGGCGAAAGGTAAAGCATTTTTTGCTAATGGTTTGATTGAATTCAATGGATTTTATCTAAACTCTGATGGTTTTGTGAGTGCAGATAAAGTTCTTCAAGACGGAAAGATCTATCACAACTTCTCTTACGTCATTGCGTCAGAGAAGAATTTAGTCGATTACGAAACAACAATTAGAAACATTGCGCATCCTGCAGGAATGTCAATGATTTCTAAAACACTATCAAGAAATGATATTGAAAGAGCAACTGAGTATTCTTCAAATGTGACTGCTATTCTTTCTAGAAATAGAACTGAGGGCGCTGCAGCTGCTACTGTTGCGGTTGCAAATTCTAGATCAAACGTTGTAACTGGAACATCCACGACTTGGGTTCCAGATCCAACAAATGTTTCTCTTTATGCCAATACGAGAGTCAACGTCGGTGATTTGATGATTATTGACGATGATCCAGATGACATCGTTGTTCCTGAAGTGCTCAGACTTCCAATTACTGGAGTGATCTCTAAAATCAACAGTAACACAGAACTAGAAGTTTACGGAGACTTTGTTTATAGAGGTCAGGGTCTTGTTTCAAGTAACACAATGTTCCTTCGTATTCTTGGTGCTTCTAATGTTGACGGCAATCAAGTTATAGCAATGTCTAATTCAAGATACGATGGATTGTATCCAAGTAACTTGGCGCCAAACCCAGAACAACCAATCATATCTCAAAACAATATTATTAGAATCGCTGGGCAGGTGAAAGAAGTCGTCTCTGTAACCAATGCCACACATTTTGTTGTCAATAGCAACTTTATTATGGCTGAAACAATTCAAGCATTAGAAGTGTTATCAAATACTCGCCTTGTTGTTGCTGGAAATACCAATGCCCTTTCTGAGATTGTCAAGGTTGGGGATAATGTTTCGTTCAATATTGCAACAGCAAATGTTTATACTGCACAAACTGGAACAGTTCAAATATTCACAAATAATGGAACGGTCGTCGGAACAAATACTCTCTTCAATACGCAACTCATGGCTAACGACTATATCATGATCGAAAACCAGGTTAGACAAGTGATAAATATCTCGAATGCTACTGTATTGACTGTAGATTCTCCATATAGTTATATTGCCTCTGATGTTATTTACTTGAAGAAAGCAACAACTCAAAATGCTAGAGTGAATAATGTTATTTCTAACTATATCGATCTCAATCTAGCGTATTATGGTAATACAACGAATGCAGTATATCACGTTGTGCCTAATTTAGTTGGCGGCGGTCTCAAATTCAAAATCGTGACACTTACAGGGAACTAAAGAATAAATGAAATCTCTCATAACTCCACTCTTTAGCAATTTTATAATTGATCGCCTAAAGAAAGATCTGTCAAATACAGAAATTAGTAACACCTATGTCGCGGTTGGTCGATCCCCAGCGTTTACTGGAACAGATGCATCAAATGTCGAGAACGTAATCTACACCACGAACAGCAAGAATGAATTCTACTATAGCATGGTTGGTATGAAGAAAGTCTTTGAGTCTGATATGCAGCCAGTTATCTCGAGAGTCGACTGGGCGAGTGGAAGAACGTATGACACATATGAGGATCATATCGAAATCTTCTCTTATGTCGACTATCATAATCTAGGCACAGCAAACTCAAATGCCAATACTATTTTGAGTGGCACTGTTTCTGTTGCAACAAACTCAAATGTTATTACTGGAACTAGCACGACGTTCGCAACGTATCTTTTCCCAGGAGATCTGATCTCCGTCAATAATACAACTAAGAGCGTTGTTTCTGTAACGAACAACACAGTATTGGTCGTAAATAGCGTTTTCTCAAATACCAATTCCTCTCAATCACTAACTCTACTTGGCAATAGTCTCATTATTGTCGGCAATACTGCAAACTTTGTCGGTAACGTCGGAAGAGGGGACGTTGTAGTTGTTGGTGAAGATGCAAGAGAAGTTGTTTCTGTTCGCAGTAACAAAGTCATTTCTCTCAACGCGAATGCAGCGTATAGCAATACTAATGTTACAGTTCAAAGACGAGATAATACTTACCCTCAAGTTGCGAATACGTTCTATGTTAGAAACAACAGAGATCAGATCTTCAAATGTCTGTTCAACGGAAATAACTCTCCGTCGACGATTGAACCAACGATTGATATCGATGGACAACTTCCAGAAGATCCGTTTATCGTAACTGGCGATGGATATCGCTGGAAGTATATGTATACGATTCCACCAGGATTGAAGCAAAAGTTCTTCACCTCCGAGTGGATGCCTGTTGTAACAGATAACGCTGTGCTGGCGGCTGCTGAAGACGGAAGAGTCGATATTGTTCGCGTTTTGTGGGGTGGTTCAGGATATGCTGGTGGTGGTAATACAAACACAGGCAGCTTCTTGTCAATTACAAATACAGACGGCAGTTCGGCTAAACTTTTAGCAAGAGTATCGAACGGAAACATTACTTCTGTTTCTGTGCAGATCGGCGGTAACAACTATACACGTGGCACGATAACCGCAAACAATCAATTAGCCGATAGACTTCCACTATCAGCCACACTTTCTGGTACTGTGAATACAGACGGTTCTACGATTGTTACCGCAAATACTGCATCGAATGCTAATATATTCTTCGGTAATGTTTATGTGAACGATATTATCACGATCAATGGTATTTCTAGGAACGTTATTTCTATAATCAATAACACGAGCCTATCTGTAAATGCACCATTCATCTATGCGGCAAATACTCAAACGATGTATGTTGCACGTTCGAATGCTGTTTTTGATATTCAAGTTGGTCCTGCTGGCGGTCATGGATCAAATCCAACCAAAGAACTTCGCGCTCATAGTCTAATGATCTGCGTAGAGTTGAATGATGATACAGATGGAACGAAGATTCCAATTAGCGATTCAACTAACATGTTCAAGTTCAATCAGGTCGGATTGCTCGTAAATCCTCTAATCGCAAATAGTGCTTGGTTCGCAAATCTAACAAATTACAGAACCACGACTCGCCTATTTGTAAGCGATCCTGTGACAGCAAACTTTATAAATGGAGAGACTGTTTATATCGGCTCCTCCATAGAAACTGCAAATGCCGTCGCAAACGTAGCCCACTGGTCTGCAGGGGATAATTTTCTTTACATAAATAATATCACAGGGACGTTTACAGTCTCTTCTCCGATAAAGAGCACGGTTTCTGGAATATCGACTCCTATTTTGGGAATTTCTAATTCCGAAATCAAGCCTTTCACGGGAGACTTGATTTATATGGAAAATAGAACGAACATTACTCGTGTAGATAATCAGATTGATCAGATCAAAATTGTACTTTCATTCTAGGTAGAAGTTCATGGAATTTAATATCGATCCTTATTACGACGATTTCAAAGAGAATGCATTAGATAATAACTATATGAAGGTTCTCTTCAAGCCTGGAAGAGCAGTTCAGGCTCGTGAACTTACACAAATTCAGTCTATCCTACAGAATCAAATTAAGCAATTCGGCGATCATGTATTCCAAGATGGCTCTCCAGTCATCGGCGGTAATATGACACTTGACAATAAGTGCAAGTGGCTAAAACTCGAAAAAACATACAATAATATCGATATCGACGTTGCTGATTTTGAGGATCGCGTTATCCGCAATTCTTCTGGAAATGTACAGGCTAAAGTTCTTGCAACTTACTATCCATTTGAAGGCGAACCAACTCTCATGGTTCGTTATGTCACAGGTAACGAATTTACCAATAGTGATATTATCAAGGTCGCTGGTGAGACGACAGAGGCTCAGGCTAACAGTTCAAACTCAAGCGGTCTTGGAACAATCGTTTCTATCAACGAAGGCGTGTTCTATGCAGACGGTTACTTCGTAAAAGTTCTAGACCAAACTGCAGTTGTTTCTGCATACTCATCTTCAGCAAACGTAAAGATCGGTCTTGAAATCAACGAAGAAATTGTTGATAGCGAAATCGATACAACACTACTTGATCCAGCACAGTCATCATTCAACTATCAGGCTCCAGGCGCTGATCGTTTTCAATTTAGTCTTGTTCTAACGACTCGCCCACTTGATACTGTGGTTGATGAATCCAAGTTCTTCGAACTCATGAGAGTCGAGAGTGGACAGATTACCAAACAAGTCAAGTATCCAGTTTATGCTGAACTAGAGAAAACTCTTGCTCGTCGTACATTCGATGAGTCAGGCGATTATACAGTCAAGCCATTCCGCGCATCTCTAGTTGATGGCATCAATAGCGACGAATATACAATCGTCATCGAGCCAGGAAAGGCATACGTCAAGGGATTTGAGTTTGAAACAATTGGGTCAATGAAACTCAACGTTGAGAAGCCTCGTAGTGAGGCTGATGTCAAACGTTTGGTTGAAACTGACGTTGATATTTCTTACGGAAATTCAATCTATGTTACTGGATTGCGAGGAAGCAGCAATGGCTTCGTCAATATCGCTGCACTAGAAAGGGTAGATGTTCACTGCGTTGATACATCTAAGATTTCTATTGGTTTAGGTACAGGTGCTGACGCAAACACCTATCAAAACACCAAAATTGGTACGGCAAGAGTGAAGAATTTCATTCGCTACGCTGCTGATCCATTCAATGCTGACACAGATTCAAACGGCGCATTCAAGTTGTATCTGTCAGATATTGACATGAGACCGATTGTAACGACAGTCGCTGCTGCTTCTGATAATGCCAAATCAATTACTCTGCCAACCAGTTTCTCAGCTTTGAATGATGCTTACGTCAATGTTGCTGTTACTGTTCTTCCAGTGCGCCTCGATGCATTATCAAGCATTTCTAGAGCAAATATCAATGTCAATACATTTGAAGTTCATGTTGGTAGCGATCTACTCGATGCTGGTGGTGGTCAAACGAAAGTCAATGTTGGTGACGTGATCCGTATCAATAATGAAGTTAGAGAAGTTGTAAACGTACCAAACAATAATACGTTCTTGGTCAATACTGAGTTTACAAGCACCTTCTTGTCTACTTCTACTGCGTTCCCATTGCAAGTATTCAAACAAACTTCATACTCTTCAAATGTTACAAATCAAACACGCCTCATTACCAACTATAATGGTTCAACTAAAAAGGCTACACTCGATCGTGAGTTTGATGATGGTGCAAAGGTTGGTGGTGCAGTACCAAATTCAACAAGCGTTGTTCAATTCAACTTCAAACTAGATCACGCTGAATCATTTATTGCAGGTCCGATTGTCGCAAATAACCAAGCAACGGTATCAAATTCTTCTATGAATGTTTCTGCATATTCCAAGTATCTTACTGGAGAAACATCAACTGAAGATACTCTGAAGCAAAGTTTAGTGTTCAGACTGCCAAGAACCTACGCAAAACGTGGTTCAATCAATAATTGTGATTATGTTCATAATAAAATTATTACCAATCGCCCACCAACATCACCTGGAAGCGGTATATTCCAAATTGCAGGTGGTCAGGGTCTAACGACTACATTTGAAACTCTTCCTTGGGCAGACTCAACATCTGCAATTCAAGATAATCTAATTGTTGTCGTAAGAGATCGAGGCTCCGAAACTGGCGTATCAAATGGTGATATACTTCAATTAGATGCTGGTGATATTACAAAGACAAACGACTCACTGTCAATTGATACTGGTCTGACTGGATTGAATTCAGTTGATATTGTTGTCTTTGTAAAACAAAATGATGCTGAAGATAAGATTCGTCGAAAAGTATTACATAGCAATACAGAATATACACTCACGTCATTCAACTATCCAACTGTTACCACAAACGCCAATACAAACATTGAGTTGAGAATTAGCCCATCCGCCAACATTCCTTATGGTAATGTTGACATGGCTAATGGGTTGATCTTTGTTTCAAATACAGAATTTACAACAGTTCGTCCAGGCGATTCAATTTCACTATATGTTCCAGACGTAGTTCGTGTTCGTAAGGTCATTGCAGGTAACTCTACAATGTTACCAAACGCAACTGTCTATACTGACATTACTGATCACTTCTATATCGATTATGGTCAGCGAGATGATCGTTATGAGCATGCTAAATTGATCTTGAAGGACGGCTACGATTCTCCAAGCGCAAAACTTCTTGTCCATGTTGACTTCTATCAACATATCTACGCAACTGGATCAAACGTTTCTTTCTTCTCTGTTGACTCATATTCTCAAGAAGAATATGAAAATGGAACAATTCCAATCTATACATCATCAACAGGGATTGTTTATAATCTAAGAGATTGTCTAGACTTTAGACCAACTCAAATTCTAGGCGATGGTGATGAGAAATATACTGTTCCAGCTATATCATCTCCTGATGAAACAACAGAGTTGTCATATGACTATTATCTACCACGTATTGATAAACTTGTGCTGTCTAAGGATAAAGAATTTAGAGTGATCAAGGGTAAGGCTGCTCCGCAACCACTTCCACCTGCTGATTCTGATGAGGCAATGACACTTTACACACTATATCTCCCACCATATGTGGCAGATGTTCGTGAAGTTCGTCTAAAATATAACGAGAACAAGCGTTATACGATGAAAGATATCTCTCGAATGGATAAACGTCTTGAGAGAGTTGAATTCTTCACTTCATTGAATAACGTTGAGAAGTTGGCAATGGCTGACAAGACTCAATATGAAGATGGTACAGAGAAAGAGAAGTATGGTCTAGTCGGTGAAAACTTCCAAAACTTCAATATTGCAGATTACAAGAGCACAGACTTCAATGTTGCGCTTGAAGGTGGATTTATGATCCCTGCAATGAAGGTCTATTCACTTGGCTTGAAGCCAGTCGGTAAGGAAAACACGACTGTAAATAAGAAAACAGTTTGCTTGAGTTATACTGAAGTTCCAGCAATCACTCAAAGTCTTGCATCTGATAAGGCAGTTTCCGTACAACCATTCTTGTTTGGTCAATTCAACGGCGCAATTACTCTGACACCAGAAACAGATGTTTGGGTATCTGAAACATTGAAGCCAGAAGTGATCACTGTTCCAGAAAAAATCGTTGAGACTGTAACAGTTATCCGCGAAAAGGTTGTTGAGCCTCCTCCACCTCCAACACTTCCACCACCAAGAGCAAATGCTGATGTGGTGATTGCGAAGGATCCAGGTACTGATTTACCACCTGCTACAGATGATGATACTGTTGTCATTGTTCCAGATGGTCCAGATCGCCCTATTATCCCAGAGGATCCAGTTCCACCAAATCAGGTACTACCAGATCTGCCATCATTCCCAGAATTCATACTTGAGTATGATCCTTGGTTTAGAATTTCACCACTCAATTTTGGTGTAAACTTCACGTTTGGCGCAACAGGGTATTCAGCGGGTAATCTATTCAGTAATGGTGGATTGTTCGATGATTCGAAATGGGTTCCAGCAGTTACAGAATTTACAGCAGCAGTTGAACCTGACGTTGTATTTGAGTCAACAAATCCAACCAAGACACCACAAATCGTCCTCGCCAATGGTGGCAGAGGTGCAGAAAGCGGTGGCGGTGGTGCTGGAAGACTTGATAGTGATAGTATAGATTTCAATTATGACAGAGATTAACTTTAGGTAAGAGATAAAATATGGCGATCACAACACAAACTGGTAAAGTTGTCGTAGATACAAACCTTGTCCCATATATTCGTGGGCGAGAAATAGAATTTGTGGCTAATAATCTAAAGCCATATAAAATCTCACGTATCTTTTTTGACGATGTTGCTGTAAATGGTTTCTGTCAGGCTGGCAATAGAGTTCTCATCGACGCTAAAAAGATTGTTGAAGTAGATCGAAATAATGCAGCACAAGTTTATCCTGGAGATATTCTATGGCAGGGAACTAGTGCAACGGTCAACACATTCAATGGTTTGGTTCAATCTTATGACTCAACCAATAGAACTGTGACCATTCGTCAGTTAGACGGTGATCTTGATGAAAATGCTCAGTTATATTTTCAAAATTCAAGAACAACGATTACCTACTCAAACTCAAACGTTGTTTCAGTAGTTGATTCTGATACTGCAGACAGATACTATGCTGGTGAGGGTGTTATTTCTCCTCAACTCGGTAATGCATATGCCACGGTCATTTCAACCTCTGGTCCAAATCTACTTTATCTAAAGCAAAACTATGTGAACGCCAATGTCTTTCCAGTTGGTGTTGCGCTTTCAGTCGTCGCCACCAAATACAAACCAGGTGATATTGTTTATCAAACATCTGATGGTGCGCAAAGATATGATCTAGCAACATTCCGTGGTATTGTTCGCTATTTCCATGCCACTGGACAAGGTATGATCGCAATTGAACCTATCCAAGGTTCGTTCACACAAAACTCAAGCAATACAGATCCTTGTAAGATTTGGAATGCTACTTTACCAAGTGCAGAAGCACTCTATGCTAATAAAGTTCATTCTCTAACTTTCTCATCTGGAAATACGATTCAGAGTATTCAAAATGTTGCAGTAAATATTGCTGTATCATCATATATCCATCGCTCTGGCGTGATTGCGAATACTTACGGTGCAACAGATTTTATTCACGTGAATTCAAATAATGGAAACAATCCATCTAACGCCAATCTAATTTACTTTGTAAGTGGAACAGGTGTTGGTGAAGTCAAGAGAGTTTCAGGCATCAACGGTGCAAATCTAACTTTGAATAGTGCATTGAGTTTCTCTCCTGACAGCACAACGAAATATTCTATCGGCAATCATGACGTAGATACTTACGGAACAGTTGCTGGGCTTTTCCATATCCCATCTTATTCTGGATTCAAATTCAAGACTGGCAATCGTCTCTTCACGATTACAGACACAGCTCGATATAATGATCCAGATTACGGAATGCGCGCTTCTGCAACGTATGCTGCTTCTGGTATTCTACAAACTACACAGAGAATTCAAACGACACCAGTTCTACCTCCTGTCGCTGAAACAGAAGGCAGTTCACTAGTTGTTCCTGCATCACCATCAGATCGCCCTGCAGTTGGAACTCCTGTCAAGCCACCAGTATCTGGATCAAGTGCTTCTACTATTCCAAGAATTCCTCTTGGTGATGGTATGGCTCAAACGTTCTTTACTCCAAAGCCAAATTCAAATAAACAAGATTACGGTATCTACTGCACCTCTATTGATTTGTTCTTCAAGAGCAAGCCATCAGTTGCAACATACTTCAAAAACTCAAAGACAATCACACGCGGAAGTCTACAGCTTCCAGTTACAGTGAAGATTGCAGAAGTGCAAAATGGATATCCAACAAAGAATTACCTTGCATCAAAGAGCGTCAGCACTAAAGACGTACACGTCTCTGATATTCCAAATATCAATGATCCAATGACTGCAACGAAGTTTACTTTCGATGATCCAGTATACTTGGAACCAAATAGAGAATATGCTATTCTAGTTGGCTCTGATTCGCCAGACTATGAGTTGTTTATTGCTGAACTTGGAACAGATGTTCTTGGATCATCAACCACGACAACGGTTAGAATCTCAGAACAGCCATATGCTGGTTCATTCTTCCGATCACAAAACTCATCAACCTGGACGCCATATCAAAATCAAGATTTGATGTTTGTTCTCAACAAGGCTGTGTTCGATACTTCAGGTGTTGTAACTTTTGCTCTCGACGCTCCACCAATTGCAAACATTGATCTTGATCGTGTTATGTTGACCTCTGCTGATCTCAAATTCCCAGCTGGATTAGTTGACTATTCATTGAAGGGTGTCTACTCAGCAACTCTTGCTCAAGAAACGAATGGCATTGATCTGGATCCATTCAAGACAGTAGAGTTCGGAACTCTCTCCGATAAGTCATCTAAGAATTCAATCAATCGACGCAGACTTGTTCAAGGTAACGCTAACAGCTTTATCTTGACTGCTGAAATGTCATCGACTGATGCAGACGTTTCTCCGATTGTCAACATCGAAAGATTGTCGTTGACTGCTGCAACGTTCTTTATCAATAATGCTGGCTTATCAAATACTAAGATTGCAATCACCAATTTCGGCGCCAAGTATATTTGTTCAAATACTACTTCTGCTGATCCTTTAGGTTCGATTAGTGTTCACGGAAGCACGAACAACTCAGTAAATACTGCAGCAATCTCATTTAGAAATCGATGCTATCCATATCCAGCATATAATGTTGGTTTATATGCACTGACGATTAGTGGCGGTAATGGTACTGGTGCTGCTGGTTTTGCTGTCGCAAATACTGACGGAAGCAATACCATCAGTTCAATCGTCCTATCTCATATCGGTAGCGGATATACCACAACACCAACGATCGCTATTCAGGCTCCAACTTTTGCTGGTACGACTGGTGGTACAACGGCATCTGCGGTTGCTTCTGGTGAAGATGGTAAATCTGGCGGTAACATCCTATCTAAGTATATCACACGCGAAATCGTCCTTGAAGATGGCTTTGAGTCTGGTGACTTGCGTGTGTTCATGGATGCAGTTCGTCCAACAGGTACTGATATTCTTGTGTATTACAAAGTCCTATCTGGGGACGATCCAGAAAGAATCTCTGATAAGAGCTGGAAATTGATGAGTAAGGTCAAAGACAATTACTCAAGAAACCCAAATACGTTTATTGGGTTTGAGTTCCGTCCATCTCTAGATGAGAATAGAATCAGTTATATCGAAAACGGTATTTCATATCCTATCGGTGGAACATTCAAAAATTTCCAAATCAAAGTGTGCTTGATTACTAGTGATGAATCATTGATTCCTAGAGTCAAGAACCTTAGAATCAGTGCTATCCCAGAGGGTTGATATGACAGAAAAGGCAAAGGTGAGTGACAATCTAAATTATGTCAAGGATTTGAATAATTTTGCTATCTTGAATACAAACAAATCTGCAGTCGCAAAGCATCAGCAAAAGATGGCTGAGTTGCGAAGAACAAAGATGGTCGAGGAAGAAATAAATAATTTGAAATCAGAAGTCTCTGATATCAAGTCTATGCTCAATCAAATACTAAAAGCGGTCGGCGGCGAGAAATAACATGGCAAATACAATAAATGTTTACCTAACAACGGTGTCAAATACGTTCAATCAGTGGCGTATCAACGACAACCTCATGGCAAACGACGTGAACGAAATTTGTCGCGGCGACTTCGTCAAGCCTTTTGGCAACGTTGTCATCTCAGAGGGTTACGTTCGCATCGCTAACTCTGCTGGCGGTGTTATTCTTGACGTCAAAGACGATACGAATATCGATGGAACACTTACTGTCCATAACATAGAAGTAGACAATTCTACAAATCATGTTTATGTTGACTGCGGTGATATTGAATTTAGAAGAATGGGCGAAACAGATCTATTCACAGTAAATACAAACACTGCATTCTATGGATCTAACATCACCTTCTCAAACGTTTCGCATGGTATCATAAACGTCAACGTTGTGAAAGTGTCAATCAATGCTGGTATTGTAAACATTGCAAATACAGAACAGTCCGCAACGCTAAACATTCACCCAAATACGTTTATCTTTGCAAATGTAAATGTTACTGGAACGTTGAACGTAACAAATAACGTATTTGCATATAATCTAAACGTTGCAAGTAATACATCAACAGGTAATCTAATTGTTCGTAATCTTGCGAACATTGCTAATGCAAATATCATCAATGCGTATATTCGCACGTTGACTGTTGAAGACCCTATTCTTGCCCCAGCAGTGACCGATAGCGACAAATA